CCTCAATAAATTCGTATTGTGCGTTTTCGTTAAGTACCAAATTGTCAGTGTTTAGTGCGCCTGATAATGGCAATGTGATACTGCCTGTGTCCACAGGATACAAGCCATCCACAGCAGGTACAGAAGTATCAATTTCTGGATAATTCTCACCCACTGTTGCTTGCATGCTGGCTCCAGCAGTGTATGTCCAATTGGCTACATCGCTTTCATCCAGTCTGGGAACAACTTGCCCGTCAATTGATACCACTACATCGTTTGCACTGGTTTGATATTCATTTGTGACTTTGGCTGACACTGCACCAAAACGCTGTTTGGGTTCATAGTGTCCATCCACAACATTAACCACACTGCCGCCGCTTACGCTGAAGTCACTGCCAGTTAACAACAGGTTGTAGCCCAATTGTTCTCCACTGCCGTCGTTATATGCTGTCTCAATACTTCTAGCAGTTATATTGGGTATATCACTATCCACAACTGCTGTCACAATGTCTTCCATGGTGACATTATCTGGTGTGGTATCCACAACAATTACTGCTGTTGTATCTGTGATATGATCTGTTAGGGTGAATGTCTTGGTGCTTACATTCAGATCAACATAACCAGACGCCATAGTGGCTGCCGCTTTACGCAATAATGTAGACTGATCGTCTGTGATCGATTCTGCTGCAACAACCTGTACTTGACTGTCCTGGTTGGGCGAATATCCTGATCCAGTCTCAGTAACCACAACTGCACTTATTTTGTTGTCGGCATCCAGCACAGCTCTGGCTGATGCTCTGGTGCCTGAATCCTCTGATGGCATGCTGATTTCAATTGTAGGTGCCTGATGGTAGGTGTATCTGGCTTCCAGCACATCAATTTCTGTTACACCGTATGTGATATCCTGCGGCAAGAATGTCTGTATTACTTGTGGCTCTGCAACTATTTCTGATTTTTCCAGACGCAATTCCAAACTCTGATTATTTTCAGTGTCACCAAAGTCGCCCACACGTATTGCCCATTCATCATATACAGTGACGTTGCCTTGTACAACTGCACTACTACGTGCAATCCTGGTTAAACTTTCAGCAGTGCCCTTGTTTTGGATCATGCCGCGGTAGAAGTCAAATTGTTGTTCGTCTAGAATATCCAGATCACGTAAATAATCTTTTTGTGAATAACCGTATTGCGATCTGGTAACATCGTAAACTGTTTTGTCAACTGGCACAAAGCCCATTTCCTGATATCTTCCCATGGTCTCTGCCAGGTTATCCAGGTTGGGCAGCAGCTCGTCACCATCCACAATAAAGCCCTGTGACAACAATTTGCCGCTCCAATTGGCGGTTCGTGTGGCCTTGACTTTTAATCGACGGTGCTTTTGATTTATCACAGGGTTGTATATTACATCATTGAACTCTGTGAGGTTGTCCACCACAATAGCATGATCTATTTCTTTGGTGTACAATAGTACGCCATAAATTTCTCGATCAGCTGGCGGCTTTATATTAATGGACGAGTCTTGTCTGGTTATCTCGCACTCTTTGGGATCTATCACAGCACCAGTGTGGTCCACGATACTAAATTGTTCACGATCCTGTCTCTTAATTTCTGCAATAAATCCTCTAGGCGCAATAAATGTAACAGATTTAGCCATGGGGCTAAGTTCGAGTGTGTTTCCGTTTTCCCATTTACCTGTGGTCCAGAACAGGAATTGCTTGGCTGCATAAACCCAATCTGGTACGTCACCAACACTGGTGTCATACTCTGTGAAGTCAAATCCAGCAATCTTGTTGGCCATGTTGAGACCTACCAGGAAGTCATAAACTTCCTGCACAGTGCTGTACACAGTCTGATAATTTACTCTGTTGACAACACCTGTGGTTTTATTGTATAATACTGCTGATGCACTGTTCTTTTGTGGCAGTTTGGGCAACCGTGTCCATGAAGATCTTTCAAATGTATCGCCATCGGAAATGTTAACTGGTGCCTGATAAAAAGTACCCTGATGCTGTACTATTGAACTTTTCTTATAACTGGTGTTGGGCTCCCACAAGACGTATGCTACTGGGTCTCCACCAACTTCAACACCGCGCTTGGGTCCGGTTTTATCCAGCTCCATTACTTCAAAATAGCCGCGTGTTTTATCGTATCCTTTAATCATGTAACCTGACGGTGTCAGTTCAATTATCACACCACTGTACGAATTACGAGTTTTGTAATTGCTGGGATGCATGGTGACATCAATATTTTCTTTAGGGATAATCAGACTTGTTGCATTACCATCATTGCTATATTGGTCTGTTCTCACAGTCATGGTGTCTTTGTCCACAAAGCCACTCATTCTGTGTGCCAACTTGTAGTTCAGTGAACGCATGGGTTTAGCAAATGTATCTGTTATATTCAAACCTTGGAACTGCAACCAACTGTTAATAAACTGGGTATAACCCACATTAGTCTCAAAATCGCTTGTGGCTGTTTTTTCTCCATGGACTCTGAAGTGTGCTGGATTACTAAAGTCCCACCCTAATCGTGAGTCAGTGTTCAACATAAAGCGGCGTTCTATACTTGGGTGGTATAGTTTTATTGGATCGCTGAACAGTTTTGCAAACAGTCCTGGCTTGGCAACCAGCATAGCTTCAGACGCGGCGTACATGTATGCTTCTGATTTTTTCCATACGTATTCTACTGGACTGCTGTCACCAAATTTCCATTGCTTGTCAATATTGCCTGTGCGATTAACAATTGTTGTCAGTGTGCTGGTTCTGACAGGAGTTGCGTCTGCATTTACGGTTGCATTACTAAAGTTACTGCCAGTATCACTGAGTTTGATGTCTAGTTTGGCACGTACACCATCCCCACTCAAGCTCACTGTGGCAGTGGTGTAGTTTGTACCTGCGTCCACTAAATCAACACGCACAATTTTTCCGTCTTCAATGACTGCATCTGCCTGTGCGCCTGTGCCATCGCCATGAATTGTGACTGTGGCTGTGGTATACAAACCACCTTGATCCACCACAATTACTTCGCCAATCATGCCCACTGTTACTGCTCTGGCAAAATACTCTCCAGCCCATGAATCCACACCAGACACGCCACCGCCCACATGGTACGGGAACACTGGTTCATGTTCTTCATCCACGGTGACCACATAATGCCAAATTGGCTTGGTGGGCGAGTCAGGTGTGAAGCCATATCGCTTGTTGTAGCGATCCAGGTAACCGTTACGATAATTGTTTGCTGGCGTACCCTCCACAGTGCCATCCAGTCTGTAGTCCTGGATAAACACGCCTGTGTGTGCTCCGCCTGGTCCACTTGTTCTCAATCCATCACGCAACACCCAGGGAGATTTCATTCTGATAATGTCGCTGTTTACATCAGTGGGGTCAGCATAACCATAGGGTCCGTAAATGGGCAAGCCATCAAAGCTCCAGCCCACTACAGGTGAGTGTGTTGTGGTGTCCCAATCTTCTAGATTTAAAATTTCTGGTGTTATGCTATGATAGTGCAACAAACCGTTTGCATTGTTTCTCAAGTATTCCAAGTTGGTTCTGTCTTCCAGTCTGGCATGGTCATAATACCAGGTCCCGTCATTGTTCCAACTGCGATCGTAGTCTGTGCTATAAATGGGCAATCCGTTTACAGCCACAGCAATAGCCTGATTTTTGGGCATTACTGTGGGCTCTGGTGTGAGCAAATTAAAGTCTACTCGCGGGATACTGTAAGATACGTCCTGCTCAACCAGCGGCTCACCATATTTTTCCTGGAAGTCTTGCATGACACCTTCGTCAATAGGCAAGTCGTGATTCACAATGGCTTTGCCTTGTACGTAGACGTTATCGGAGTCCCAGCTGACTTGTACGCCATCCTGGCTCAAGTAGCTCTGTGTCCTAAATGCATAGTCAGCGTCATGGCCGCCCAGGTCCTGATTGTCCCAGTATCTAACCAGTTGAGTAGTGCCTGTGGTTACTAGGTATGCAGGTGCAATCAACTTGCCATCCTGGTCCACTGGAATAACTTTGCTGAGTCCCGGTCTGCGGAACAGATTATTAACCAGATATCTTTCCTGTGTCAGGTTTTCTCTGGGTCCATGTCTGATTATACCCTGTTCTAGATCTTGCCACAACTGGCTGTTTTTACTACCGTAGTCAGTTCCGTATTCTGTGTCCCACCACAGCGGCTTTTCTGTAAAGCCCAGCATCTCCCAGGGATGGGTGTGTGGTTGATCTGTGTCATAATAGAACTCGTACACACCTCTCCAGCTACCAGGGAACGTGTTGTCACCATAATTCCATGTCCAGGGATTCTGTTCATCGAAAAATTCATTTGTGGTAGCATCCAATTGAGATTCTGTTACCCACTTGCTAAAGCCGTGTCTTAGCAGAGTATACCATTCAGCATAACTATAGCCAGTATTTCTGAATGCGCCCTTCCGGATATTTTCTGGACTCAAATCTGCCAGGCTGTTTCTTTCACGGAAGTCACCCTTGGCACTGTTATAAATTCTGTATTCCAGGTCCAGTAATATCTGATCTCTGCGATCACCGTATGTGATAGTTTTACTGCCGTCATGTCCAATTAAAACCTCAATGGGGTCAGCAAACGTATCGTCCATGATAATTTCTGGTTGCACCAATGGGGTAAGTCCCATTGTACTGGGTGTGGGAGGACACTGTGCACTGTCACGATTTTCATCGTACAGTTTGGCCACAATCACATCGCCTGCTTGATGATTAGCATATATTTTAATGGTGATGGGATTAAAATTAATGATTTCGTAACACTTGTCAACGCACATCAGAGTGTCATTTTTATACAGCAACAAACTGTTTTCAATTTTATCCAGGTCTGCATACATGCTCAGTGTGATCTCATCCTGATCTACAGCCAGCGTATATGTCTCCAATGTGGTATTATCTCCAAAAGGCACAATGTATGTGCGGTTAAATACCTCTCTGCCCACTTTGAAACTGATCAGCTGACGCAACACTTGTTCAAGTACTTGTTCATTGGTGAGTACATCTGTGTTAAAATCGCGATAATATTTTGTTAGTTCGTGCTTGAAGCGGTTCTTGTATTTGGAGTATTCTTGTGAACTAAAACGCAATGCATTAACCAGGTTATACGGCTGATCATCCAGAAGCATTGCACCCAATAATGGACTGCTGTTAGACGAAATAATGTCTGTTGCAAAACTTAAATCGTGCGTGGTGTCTTTAAAATTGTTTGCCGCTAGAACATCTCCCTGGAATCCAGGCTGTGAACTCATGTAGGAAGTAAAGTGCTCCAGATATTCTGGCTCACTGATATAATTAATATCCTGATTGGTTGGGTTGCGGCCCCAGCCTATTGGCAGTTCAAATTTACTGCTGTTTTGCGTGGTAAGTACACCTTGATCACTGTTTGCGCTGATTTCTATAAAGTCACCAGCTGAAAAGATTGCCTCATCAAAATCAATAAAACTGGGCAGTGTGTTACCATATGTGAAGTCCAGGCGTTTTTTGCCATTAACTTTTACCTGGATGTCATAGCCACTGTTGAGATCCACATCGCGGTTAGGTATGCAACCAATGCTAAATGTTCTGCGCTCCTTGTCAATATCAAATTGTGTAAGTTGGTATGTGCTCACAATTCTCTGACGGAAAGGATTGTCGCCAAACCTCCAATAAGCATGGTATGTATTATTGTCCAGGTTTCGATAAAACTGGTATCCTTTAATTGCAGTACGAGTTTGGTCAGTTATAGCTTTATAACTATATCTGTCAGTGTGCTGATAGTTTGCAAACACGATCTCGCTGCTGGCCTTGTACTGCTTATAAACAACTGGAAATTCCAGCACAGGGTCGTCACGTGTGCTGATCACACTGCCTGTTTCTATTGCCTTGTCAGCAAAGCCAAAAATTCTGTTACCACGGAAATTACTGTTAGGGTATTTGTCAATATTGTCCAGTGCAACACCAGTGTCATCATAAAGTTTAAACAATGGTGGTTGGTTTATGTTTAGTTTTTCCTGGGCTGATATCCACTCAGCGCCATCGTAAACATATTCTTTACCAATATTATATTCACCACTTATCACTTGTAGGCCCTGACCAGGCTTCATTTCAAAAGGAATAAAATTACTGTCACCATCCTCTGCAAGAGGAGGGTTCAGCGTGGGGTGGCCCACACGTGTTATGACTAACAGACCAGTGTTGACATCCACTGATGAAGTGTATATAAATTTGTTTACGTCAGGTGTCTCATTAGGAAAAATAAAAGTTGCGCCATCCACTGGCACACTGTCCACTGTTTCTGTGCTGGGGCGACCATCTAGGTCAGCCAAAGTGGTTTCTGTTGCGGCAAATATAACGGCGCCTACACTTACTTCAGCATGATTATACAGCTCTAACTTTCTGTCAAATTCCACAATGGGTCGTTCAGCACGTGTCTCTCTGCCTGGAAGCTCGTCACCTGCATCAATAAAATTGTCTCTGTGGTGCCAGAAGTTTACTCGGCTCCACACGTTCCTGTTCTTGGCACCACGTTGTTGCAGGATATAATCCGGTCTGCTCTGCGTAACCAAACCTGCCCAGGGTTGATCGCCGATGCCGTCACCATTTAAGTCCTTGTCCCAGCTTCTGCTGCCGCCCACAAAGAAATAATCTTTGGGATTGTTTGGGTTAATACCCACTTTGGCTTGTGTGGTCAGCAATGTGGTGGTGTTTTCTCCAATAACGTTGACGTCTTCTCTAACTGCTACTGCACTAAAGCCTTGTCCCCTAAATCGCAATACAGGATCAGCTTCCATGTCAGTTTGCAGCACTTCAATATTGCGGTCCAATTTGATTTTTGCCAGGATTCCTGCAGGTACGTCTGCTTGTGTTACTTCTGTGACAACTGCACTAAAAAATCCAGTGGTATACTGTCCCACTTTGACATCCTGTGCATCCATCAGATAGAACGTGTCTGTTATGTACTGATCATTACCGTCGTTTTCAGCCAGCGTGTTAACAGTATCAATATTTTTTGTTACATATTGATCGAAAACCAACACCTTAGTTTCGTCAGCATAGTTTTCTCCCACTTGGCTTATTGTGGCTGTGATGCCGCCGTTTGCATCTAGTGTGACATCTGCCAGTGCTCTGGTGCCAATTCGGTAATCATCCAAAAATTGTGAAAGTGTTGCATGCTCAGTGAGATCATAATTTGATGTCATTGTGAGCAGAATTTGTTCCACATTCACCACGGTTACAGTGTTGCTGGTATAAGGATCTATAAATTGTGTAGTAAACTGTGGGTATGCAGCTATCAGGGTTTCATCTGTGCTCAATGCTTTGTCGTAAATCAATAGTTCAGGCGCAACATAGCCCACACCAGGACTTGTAATGTGCACTTTATCCACTGTGCCGGCACTAAACGCAGTATTAGCATAATTATTTTCTGCTTGACCCACAAAATTAAATGTATAATAGTCATATTCAGTTTCACTGGTGCTAGTAAAACGTGTGCTAAAATTGTCCTTTTTAGGCAACAATATAATTTTATCGCCAACGCCTTCCACAATATAATCAATATATGCTTTTTGTTGTGGAATAACATAATCACCACTGAACTGCACCACCATCCCATTACGGAAAGGTTTACCATTTGGTGGTGTAAAGTTGGCTCTACCAATCACGTCCTTGTCAATATCAATGGGTACTGATTCGGTACCCTGCACAATAATAGAGGAGGGCCCTTGAGGTGACCAGTAATATTCAGAATAGTTAATTAGTTTATCAGCGTCTACTGGAGGTAAAAATGCCGCATAGGTTTCACTAAAAATTTTATTATGGTTGGTTGTGTCTACACCATATATAGATGCAATGTCAATCAGCTCATCATAAAATATTAAATTTTCGCTTGCACCAGAATCTGGATTAATGGTATTAACAGTGGGGCTCAATCCATAAAAGCGTTTTGTTACTGTGGGTTCACGAAGATACTCACCTGATGCAGATATATCTTCACTGCGGGGGCTACCCACAAATCCCTGGATGTTCTCTGTGTTTGCTTTTGAAAACAACTGCTCAACAGTGGTCTCAAAAAAGTTTTTGATAGCCGTTGTTTGTTGAACCGCTGGTAACTTAGTGTAAATCTTTTTGTTGTCAGCCATTAGTGTTTATACCTTAACGATCTGTTCGCAGTGTCTGATTGTCCAGTCTGCTGATAATTTCTATGTCATTTACTGATGCTGTGCTAATGAATAGTTCATTGGGGTCTGCTTTTACTTGGAATAGTTCGCCCAACTTGCTGTTGGTGCTCTTGGGCAGAATCACGATACTACCTATTGCACTACCCAGCGTCTGGTGAATATAAGTACTAAGCTCAGTGAAGTAGAAAGTTTCTCCAAACTCCCAGTTGTCCACATTAAAGTAATCATTGATTGCGGAAACAATTCTGGTTTTTAATTCGTTATCGCTCAACTGATCACTCAACTTGACCACACGGAACCTGGCACGATGTTCTGTTGCTGCTTGCTCGCCGAACAATAGTTTAAATTTAGCACTGCGGTATACCAATGTGTCACTTGCACTCTTGTAGGTATTTAGTGATGACATTTCTCGTGCCAGTTCATTGCTGGTGGGTTCAAGTGGGAACTCTCCGGTTTTGGTTGCTTTCCAGGAAGTAACTTCATCGTTGTAACTGGTTGTGAGCACGATCATTTCCACAATGTTGCTGATACTGGGATCTATTCTGACATCTTTGGGTGCCACGTGCTGCCATCTGATATAGCCGCCGCTTGGGTCTGGGTCCAGTATATCCTGACTGTATCCTCTGCCGTGCTTAACAGCATAATCTGTTGTGTATTGCAATGTGAACGCTGTGTTGATTGCTGTGCTTTCTGGAACCACCTGATATATCTGCTGGGTATCTTCCACATATATTACTATGCCGCTGGCATTACTCACAGCAAACTTATCTGCTACAGTTTTATTTTTAACCAACACCCAATCAGTACCAGTTAGCGGAGTATTTTTTCTGTAGGAAACAGGAGACGAAAAGTTTTCGCTGTTGTTGATTATGACATCGTCTTCTCTACGATAGTCCAAAATTCTGCCTGACACTGGTCTGTCATAAGTGTAACCATCCAGGTCAGTATAATATTCAAACAAGATCAGATCTCTGAGACCCACAAAATCTGCAAACTGTCTGGGTTTATCTGGTACCAGATCTCCGTCTGTGTCAAGAGGTGCTACCTTCACTTTTCTGGGATCAGTGTAGCCATCTGCCTCACGATAAACATCTGAAATATACCAATGTATAGGTTCAGTGATATAGCTCTTGTTGCTGGTATACAAAATATCCAGTTTATCCATGCTGGTAATACCAGTGCGATCTTTACTGGAGTGCAAATCGTTATCCTGCAAATCCTTGTAAACCAGTACACCAGTTTGTGTCACAGTATCGTAGCTCTCCAGTTCCAGTCTGCCCTCAACATTGGGCACTGCAATGGCTGCACCATCTGTGCCATAGCTGTATGCAGGTTGACCCACGTTGCCCACAAATATTTGTTCTGCTCCATAAGAACCATTTTTGGGTATTTGACGATAGGTAATAAATGACTGTCCGCCTATAGTTTTTACAGGGTTTTCACCAAATGTTGTTGCAGTGAACGGGAACCGCAGTCTCTTGGGCAGGCTTTGGATAACACCTTTGCCGCTTGCAATCACAATATTACTCAGCTCTGTGGTTGTGGCTCCTGCTTGCTCATATGTTGGCACACTGATAATGGCATCATTCACATAACGATTGTTTGATGTTATTAGTTCTGGTGTGTCGCCAACCAGTGGGCTAAACAAACCAAAGTTACTGATCCATTTTGCCTCCACATCATACCACTTGGTGTCACGAGTCCTCAATGGCAGATCCACATGTATGGCTCTGGGGATATGATATGTGCCCACCACGGTGTTTTCCCATTGTCCGCCACGCCAAGCAAACAGCTCTGAATCTGTGGGCTTGGTGTTGGCAGTGGTAAATGTAATGGTGTCTTGTGCGCTGCGATTTGTTTTATCCAGTACCTTGACATTTTTCACATTGTAGAACTTGAGCTCTTTGCGGCTTTGTACCACATAATCTTGTCCACGTGTGGTCATGGTGTAGCGATAACTGTTTTGATCGATAGGACTGTATTCCATCAGGATCAGCCAGCTGCTGGCACCACGATTATTCACGTCCAGTTTGTAATGTCCTGTTTTCACAGTCTGTGATAGTTGACTTGCTGGTATAGAATACCATGAATCCAACAACAGGTCGTAGCCCAATGCAAATGTGCTTCTGCTGTCAATCAAGTCAGTCACTAAGTTGGCTTCAATCTGGTTGAACACACTGCGCAAGGACACAAAAGTTTCAGTCAGCAACCAGTCTCTGGGTACCTCATCACTCAGTGTCCATGGTCCCAAACTGGTTGTAATACCTGCTGTAAGTTGGCCGCCGTCTCTGACTTCGTTAATTTTTACCCACTTATACTCTGTACGATCCAGTGGGTTGACCCACTTGAGGAAAGTGTTCTGCTTGAGATGCTTGGTTTTGGCTACATTGGTAACCAGGATATTTTTTTCGCCTGTTGAAAAATCTTCTGTCATAAATCCAGTGTTGCTCTGTGCATCGATAGGAAGCGGATTCCAGCGTATGTTATCGTCTGCTGTAAACAAGAAGTTGTTTATACTACCGCCCAATTCTGGATTGGTCCACACATTTTTGGCGTGGTAGTATATAAAGTTTTTCATGGGCAGTTCTTTAAGCCTGTTTGGCATGTGCACTGTGGCAACATCTAATGATGTGGTGTTGTTATTGATAACAATGTTTTCCACATCGTTTTTCATTTCTGTATACAGATACGCATCATTTGTAAATGTATCCAGATTCTGATAGGTACCCGTGGGGTCGTTTATATCAATGTATCTGCTGTGCCCCGCATGAGTTTTATTTGTGGCTTTGATCTTGGTGATGTTTGACACCTGACTTTGTGGGAACACATTATAATCTTGTGCGCTCACCATTCTGTCCTGTGTATAATAAACTTGTGGTGCTCGTTCTTTGATTGCTGTGATGCTTTCTGCTGGTAAACTATTGTTTACTGCATTAACCAAACTGAATCTCAAAGTAATTGCGTGTGCTTTACCCTGTGCATTTTCATAAGGAATAGTGATGGTTTTATTTTTTGCATCTTGTGGCTGTATCACAAAACGAGTAGGATCGCTCACACGATACCACATTCTGTAAATGCCCACTGGTATGTTGCCAAAGTTACCATCAGTGAATCTCAGTCTGACACCAGTTGTGCCACTGCTTTCCACTGCATATAAATTTCTGGTGTCCAGGCTCTTGCTGTTGTAGTTCAGTGTCTGCCCCACAGTGTTAGGTATTCTTTCCCACTTGCTCAGTGGCACACCGCCACTATTGATTTCCTGCAAGTAGATATCGTTCTCACCAATGTTGGGGATAGCTACTTCCTGTACGCGATTTTCCAGTGGTGTTGTGTAATTAAAATCTTCAAAGTCCATTCTGCCCTGGCGGAAATGCACAAAGAATCCAGTGTCACCACTGCTAAGTCCTTTACCATCATTTCTGTAAATCATGTTGAACAGATTTGTTGGGTCAGGATGTCTTTCAAAAATATGACTACCATCTTTGAAATCTGGATTCACAATTGTGAACGGCTTGGCTGCGCCACCCACATTGATGTCAATGTTGTACACAATAGGGGCAGCTTGCGGAGTGTTCAGCTGGTATAGTTCGGTTTTAACACCACCCACTGTTCCATCTTTGAGCGGAGACGAGAATCTGTTGGTTTTGCTCATAGCAGCATTCATGATGGTGATAAACTGCTCGTATGCTTGTGGGTTGTTTGCGTCGTCCCAGTACACTGTCTGGTTGCTAAGGTCGTTGCCCTGGCTATCAATCAGTGCCTCAGATGTTTTGACGCTGACTACTTTCATCAGTCCACTGGCCGGAATGTTACGCTTGGGATTGTAGCCCAACATTCTGGCTAACTTGTAAACACTTTCTCTGCTCTCTGCTGTTTCCAGGAAATTTTCACGAGTGTTGACGTCCATACGGAATGCCAAGCTCTGGCTAAGGTAAGCCAACATTTCAATAATAGCAATGAACTCCGAGCTCTCGATGTAGTCGTTAAAATTTTCAGGGTAGTTGGTTTTTACATAGTCTACCAGAGCACCGCGGATGGTGTCAAAGTCATACGCCTGAAAATCTATTTCACTGTATGCTTTGTATGCGATCTTCCAGTCTTCTGCCGCAAACAAGTTTTGTTGTCTGTTAACTGCCATTAATTAATACCTTCCGTAAGTTCTCGTTTGTATTCTAAGTACAATTGCTCTGGGTCACCATTTGGCAGTATTTTGATGTCTATTTCTGCTCTGATGGTGTGATCCAAGATGAACAGCTTGGTATCCAGTAGTTCTGCTCTGGGCTCAGATCCGATAATCTTTTCTATATCCTTTTGTACCCGGCGATCCAGATCAGGCGTACTGGGATCCATCAGCAGATCCCATATGATGCTGCCGTAGTTTGGGCGCATCACACGCTCACCCAGTTTTGTGTAGAACTGATTGAGCAGATCTCGCTTGATTAATTCAGCATCCGTGAGTGTGTACGGTGCTTTTACCTTGCCAATTGTGTTAAAACCTATGAATTTTGCCATACAAGTATTTATCGCTATTATTATATATAGTTTTAATTTCTACACCAGAATTATTGACTCCGTGGAGATAGTGTGCTTAAATAGTATTGTACACACAGATGTACACACTTTTTACTTTTAACCCCTGTAATAGAGGTATTACACAATGCGCAAAATTAGTAAACGCTTCGATGAAGTTTGGAGCAAAGCTGAAGAGCGTAATCGCAAGAACGGTCAGCGGTACATCAAGATCTTTGAAACTCGTAAACGCTATCTAACCATGGGCATTTACGACTCGCAGACCAAGAAGTACTGCATTTTCGACACCATCAATCTTATTGGCAACTTCCGGTATAACGCCAAGGAAGTACCAGCTGAGTTTGAAGAAATGTGGGAAATGATTGTTTAAGCACCATTAAGTCTCCCAATGACTTACACTGGGGACCAGTCAGGTCCCCATTTCTTTTACGGAATAAGAGCGTCTAACTGATCGCCTAGTGATCGGAAGTTTTCTGTGCCTGGCAAGTATGTGTCCACAGTAAACGGTATTGTTACTCCGTCTGGTACCTGAAACAATTTTGTGGCAAAATACATGAAGTCTTGCAGTGCAGGGTTAGCGGTGGGTTCTTCACCAGGATTAGCCGGAGAGCTGGTGTAATAAGTCATTTCTCGCAGGGTGTTTGCTTTGGCCACAGCGTACCCAATAGGGTTGGTTGCACTGTCTATCTCGCCCAGTTTGTTAAGTCCGTTAATAACGTCGCTCTTGAGTGCTGTCTCAGGACCCACCATGTTTGTGAATGCGCTCACTGCCAGTGTTTCGTTTCCTGTGAGTGGTGTACTGATTGCACCTTTTACACTTTCAAATGAGTTTGTTAGGTCTCCAGCCAAACCCAAGGATGTGCCTATGGGACCAATACCGTTTGTGAAGTCCACCAACTTGTTGCCCATAGCATCCTGGAATATGGTACCGGGGCCGTCAGCAATGGCTTTGATACCCATCTTGTCCAGCTCTGCCACAAAATCACCACCCTGTGATGCCAGTGCCATGGCATCGTTAATCTTGCCTTTCATGTCAGTAATAGCAGACATATTGAGATCTGCTGGTAAATTTAGACTGTCCAGTGCAAACTGGCTGAGCTGAGCTTCCAGTTCTGATAGTTGTTTCTGGATGCCGATTATTTTTTGCGCCAATGCATTACTTGTAGGGAAACGGATAGGAGGAATAGCAGCTTGTATGCCAGCCATCAGTCCACTCAAACCCTGGATAGATGCGAAGTCCATGTCCATGAGCGCACTAAATTCACTGCTGATGCCTGGTATTTGATCAAACTGTGGTACGCCTTCCAGTAAATCCTGTGCCCCCAAACTGTTTGCCAGATCGCCCGCTTGTCCAGTGATGCCGTCGGCGATGCTGTCCACAGTGCTACCAATTTTTTCCCCTGCACCATTAACAGCGTCTGTCACAGATGTTATGGGATTGCCGTTCTGGTCTGTGTATCCTGCTCCTTTCATGTAACCATCTGGTGTGCTCACGCTGGCAGGCACACCACTGAAGTCTGTAGCCGCCAATGGCAACTTGCCTGCCAGGGACGGGTCTCTGGCTGGTGGCTTGGCACTTTCAGCAATTGGGTCGTAACTGCCATGTCCTTTAAAAGGTTCCAGTGTGATCATTTTGCTCACAATGGTTTTAATCTGGTCTTGCTTGCCTGTGCGTTTGCCTGCTGTGGGTGCCGCAGAGGTACCTTTTTTGCCAGCGTCACGATCGAACTCTGGTGGCTTGGCCGGAGAATCTGGCATGGTGTTTGTGCCAATTTGGGGGGCAGGGTTAGCTGGCAGGGCTGGTAGTGCAGGAGCTCCACCACTGTTTAACAAAATTTTAGCACTGGTAATGGCTGTGCCGCCTGGCGCTGTCACATTAAACTGGCTGGACAACACGCTTGTGGGCCTGGCTGATTCCAATTTGATTGTTCCCATGGGTGCTTGCAAATTGATACCTTGTGGACTGCTTGCTGTGGTTGCCACTCTGCCGCCAGCACTGAAATCCAGATCGCCACCATTGGCAGTGAGCTGTGCATTCAGTCCTGCATACTGTGTTAGGTCAGCAGTGGCTTCAAATCTGATGTTACCGCCTGTGCCCAATGGAGGGACGCCCAGGGCACCCAGTGCAGGTATGCCCACATACTCACCTGCAATGTTATCGCCTGCAGCCTTCATGTGGATGTTTTGTCCTGCCTCAATATTGATGTTTTTGTCTGCTCGCAAATCAAAGTTACCTTTGGTGCGCATGGCAATGGTGCCTTCGCTGTGCATGTAAATGTCACCATTCTGGTTTAGCTCAAACCAAGCATTGCCTTTTTTGTTGATCAAGTACACAAATCCTTCTGTGTCATCCAGAATTATTTGGGCGCCGCCTGCTGTTCTCAATCTAATCAATCTGCTCTTCAGATTGTCATCCATCACAAACTGGTGGCCGCCCAATCTGGTGTCAGGATTTTCTGGATCTTTGGGCCCTGGAGTCAACAGACCATATACTTCGTTTATGTTGGCTCTGCGGGCGCCAGATGCACCTGCCCCACGCAGTGGGTCATTGATCAGTCCCTGTTTGACTATGCCTTCTGCCAAGTCCAACGCCAGAGGTCTGATAGCATCATTGTGTGTGATTTTTTCATCAACTTTGTTTTTTTCCACAACAGGCATCAGCATGCTGGGATCACTGTAACTCTTGCCCGCTGGCATGCCAGGAACCATGTGAGTCAGTTTGTCTGGGAACAGACAACTGATTATGAATCCACGTTTACTGCTGCCGTCAGCAAATGCAACCAACACACTGTTGCCCTCGTCAGGTGGTATCGCCCAGAAACCGTAACTTTTCAGTGCATGGTCAGCGTTTTCCACATCCTTGCCCGCTTTGGCAGGATTGGTGCTCCCTGCAAACGGACTGCTCCAGAAGCACTCGTAAACTTCATTTTTACCGCCTGCTTTGTTTAGAGAAGGTATGGTTACACTGTAGCGGAAACTTCTGTCGCCTGACATGGCTTTGACAATTTTACCCACATAGATACCGTTGAGAGGATTGGAATCGTTCTCACGCTTGATTGCTCTGTTTGTATAGTATCTGGTGTTAATATCACTCATTAGCTGTTACCCAGTTTTTTTGCTAAGTTGGCGGCACTGATACCTGTGTGCATAGCATTCACATCCACTGTGAAAATGCCTCCGCTAAATGTACACTTGACTTTGTTCATCTGATATATTGCACTGAATGTTTGACTGACATTTTTATAGTCCCAGTAACCGCTGTTTAAATCACTGTCTTCATCTGTAAAGTCTGGATCATATGTGATGGGCGATCTGATCTCCAACCAGAACAAATCACTGTCTCGTTGCATGTTTATTTGCTCTGGAGAACTGCTGTCAGTGTTAAATCCCGGGCCTATCAGATACCAGGGATCACCACGCAGTTGTATGTCTATATTCAGGAAACTGGTTTGCAGCGCATGCTGGTTCAGCAAATATCCAAACATGGTGTTTTTTATACCTGTACTGGTTGCCGCGTTTGTGGGGTTGGGGTCCATTTGGTG